ATGCGCATAGAAACAAACTATTTTCAGACGATGAATAAATGTACTATAAGCAGAGCAGGAAGGACTGATGCGGAATACATCAAAGCCCTTGAAGACGCTAATAGCGTCCAGTATTCGGAATTGAGGAGGCTCAGAAAACTCGTAATAAGAAACGGCTATGCCAAAAGAAACAGAAAAACAGTTTGCGTTGCAATACCTCAAAGATAAGGGCATGGCTGTCAATATCGTTCTCAATAGGGAAGATCTTGAGGCGGTCGTGCGGAAGATTGTAATGGAGGCAATTGATGCTTCCAGGGCAGAATCTGATAAAAAACTCCTTACCAGAGATGAGGTATGCAGTATTTTAAGCGTTTCTCCAAGCACTTTATGGAAGTGGGACAAGATAGGCTATCTTAAGAAGAGGAAGGTCGGTAGATCTGTTTTTTACGAAAAAAACGATATCCTGAAACTTGCAAATACGTAAATTTATAAATACCTAATAATAAAAAGAATACATATTATTTGAGGGTGTAAAATACTGATAGTGAGCAAAATAAATTTGGATTATTGAAAAATAATACCTACCTTTACATCACTTTTTAATATCATAAGTATATGAAATTGATTAGATTAGCTACAATGTCAATTAACAACTTCAAGGGCATAAGGCATCTTGAACTTGTCTTTGGTGGTCAAAATCAGACCACGGTTATCTCCGGCGGAAATGGCGTGGGTAAGTCCACAGTCAAAAACGCCTATCTCTGGTGCTTGTTTGGTATTACTCAGAACTCTAAATCGAGCACTATTCAACCTTTGGATAAGCTTACCAATGAAGTAGTCCACAATCTCACCACAAGCGTTTCTCTTAAACTGGAAATAGACGATGTTCCGATTGTTTTCAGACGTGAGCTTTATGAGAAATGGAGCGTCCCCAGAGGAAAGGTTGAAGCGGTATTAAAGGGCACGGAAACGTCTTGTTATATCAATGATGTGCCTTACACCCTGTCCAAGTATTACAGGAAGATAGAGGAAATACTGGATGTAGAGTCGTGGATGATGATGTCAAACGTAGGTTTCTTCCTTACATTTCCTCAAAAAGAGCGGCGTATGTGGCTTGACGAACTGTGTGGAAATATCAGCTCGGATGGTCTGCTTTCTAAGTATCCGGTTGTAGTGGAAGCCCTCAATCAAGGCAAAAGCCTTGATGAATTCAAGAGAGAGCTGTCGGCAGCAAAGTCCAAGTCAAAACTCAATCTTGATGAGATACCTGCAAGATTCGATGAACTGGAGAAGTTGAGGGTCTTTATTGACAAGGAGTCACTTTTGTCTGAACAGAAAGTGATTGAAAGTCAAATATCTAATATTGATGAACAGGTTGCAGGGCTTTCGGATGAGAGGTTGCGACAGCTGATAGACGAGATAAAGGTAACTAGGGTGGCTCTTTCTAAGATAGAGGATGATGTGAGGTTAAGGTATAAAACGGAAGTGAGCCACAAACGGCAAGTATTTGATAACGCTACCAAGAGGTCTCTCGATATGACTTCAGAAAAATCTGCCCTTGACAGGGAAGTAGAGCAGTTGGGAATAAAGATAACAATGGGGGTTATGGATATTCAGCACCTTGGACAGATGTGGAAGGAGAAGAATAAGGAGAAGCCTGACTATGACTCCATTGAAACGGAGTGTCCTTTATGCCACAGGCCGTTTGATGATAATGACTTGGAGCGCAAGCAGAGAGATATGGTTAAATCTTTTAATGAGGTTAAGATGCAGACTCTCAAAAATCTCGAGGATACAGCTATCAGGAAGAAGGAGGAAATTGCAGATTTCCAAAAAGAGTATGATGAAAAGAAAGCGAAGTCCGAAGAACTGCTATCAATTATAATGGACTGCAATGAGAAGGTCTCTATGGCGAAGAAGGAGCTTGATGATATTTCTGTATCAGATTATGCAGGCTGCGCCCTCCATTCAAATCCCGAATATTCAAGGCTTCATAGTGAGCTTGAAGAGAAGATGAGTGAGAGGGATGAGCTGGTCGTTAAACAGAAGGATTCTCTGAACGCTTTGAAACTCAAGAAAAGCGAACTTAAAGAGAGTCTTGACGGAGTAAAAAAGTCCTTGGCTCAGGAAGATGTGAACAGGAGGATAGATGATCAGCAAAAGGCCCTTGAGGTTCAAAAGCAAGAAATAGCCCAGGTTCTTTCAGACATAGAACGTAAGGAACAGCAGGTGCGTATGTACGAGAAGTCGTACATAGAGCTCCTTGAAGATACGATTTCCTCCAAGTTCAAGATGGTTCGCTGGAGATTCTATGACAGGAATATCACCAATGACGGTGAGAAGGAGATATGCGAGGCGGTGGTTGATGGTGTTCCTGTGTCTTCTGACAATCTGAATCAGGGTGCGACAATCAATGCCGGAATAGATATCATAAACGCCTTTGCTGAACACTACGGAGTGAGTCTGCCTCTGTTCGTGGACTGCACTGAAAGTGTTGAAAAAATAATAGAAACAAACTGCCAGCTGATAGCCTTGGAGGTTGTCAAAGGGCAGAAATCATTAACTCTTAATATCAAGTAACGATGAACGACAACAAATTGATTAGCGCCGAGCAGAGTATGTCTGTGTTCGGCAGCAAGGACAACTTTGAGTCCGCACAGAGAATGGCTAAATGTCTGGCCGCTTCGGCTATAGTTCCGAAGAACTATCAAGGCCAGGATGGCCTGGCCAACTGCATTGTGGCTTTGGAAATGGCCAATAGAATAGGCGCCTCGCCTCTTATGGTTATGCAGAATCTCTATATAGTCCACGGCATGCCAGGATGGAGCAGTAAATTCCTCATAGCCTGTCTCAACTCAAGCAGCAGATTCAAGACGCCGATAAGGTATGAGTTCAAAGGCAAGCCGAATACGGACGAATGGGGTTGCAGGGCCTATGCTACGGACAGTTCAGATGAAGTCCTCTACGGCTCGTGGATAACTATTGGGATGGCTAAGCAGGAGAACTGGTACGGCAAAGACGGAAGCAAGTGGAAGACGATGCCTGAACAGATGCTCAGATACAGAGCAGCAGCTTTCTTCCAGAGGGCATACGCTCCTGAGATAAGTATGGGTATGCTCACGAAAGAGGAGTTTGAGGATGGGGAATATATTGATGTAACCGATTCCTTGAAACAAGAGGTGGAACAGAACGCAAACAAAGAGAACATTGGCTTTGAAGGTGCTGATAAAACAAATTCCCCACAACAAGGCGAGGATGGGAAAAACCAACAGGGAAATGCCCAACCAGAGGTGTATCAGGCTGAAACTCCAGATGTGTTCAAGAAATGAAACTGACCGTATTGGATAGCGGCAGCAGAGCCAATGGATATGTGCTGCAGAATGAGGAAGAGGCGCTCATAATTGAGTGCGGATGCTCCCTCCAGTCGTGTCTTGAGGTGTTGGACTATAGATCGGGAAAGGTAGCCGGATGTCTAGTAAGCCATAGCCACGGCGACCATTGTAAGTATGTGAAGTCCTACCTTGAGAGATTCAAAGTGTTCTGTTCTGAGGGGACGGCAGAGGAGGCAAGTATCATAGGCGGAGTTGGTTTGATAATAGTGGCGCCTATGCGCAAATTCAGTGCCGGTGGTTTTGAAATTCTGCCATTCGAGACCCAGCACGATGCGAAAGAGCCTCTTGGATTCCTGATAAGGCATGACGGTTTGGGGACTCTGCTGTTCGCTACCGATACTTACTATCTCAAGTACAAGTTTGATGATCTGAACCACATTTTGATTGAGTGCAACTACGATGAGTGCATATTGTCCGAGAATATTGCCAACGGAGAAGTGCCTAGATTCGTGTTGGAACGTGTAAGACGCTCCCATATGTCGCTTGATACCTTGAAGGATACTCTCAGGGCTAATGATTTGTCGGGGGTGGTGGATATAGTGCTTCTCCATATTTCCAGAGATAACGGAGATATGGTGAGATTTAGGGAGGAAATAGAAAGGACGTTTGGCATAAGGACTTTCATTGCCTCAAAAGGTTTAGAAATAGAATTGTACAAAGATAAACTGATTTGATATGATATGGAATCAATGAAATCGATGCTTGAAGAGTGTCAGCGGATGCAGGATTTTTTGGAGATAACCACCAGTGATGATACGGGTGAGCTTGTGGCGAGGCTGACAGACCTCAATGTCTATATGGCAAGAAGCTGTAAGATGCTTGCTGATGCCAAGAAACTTCAGGATGTGGCAACGCAAAAGGCGTTTGATGAGTTTGGGGGAGTCCTTGAGCGATTCCCAGCTACAATAGCTGCAAGATATATAAATGCTATATGCAGTGCCGAGAATTATCTTGTCAACTGGCTTGAACGGCTGAACAAGTCATTTGTCCATACTGGAGACAATCTGCGCACACAAATATCTTTCGGCAAGGAGCAACTAAAACTTACAAGGGAGGGATATTGATGAAAAGAGATTCTTGTGTGTTCTATTCAAGCTGGCTTGACGCTATGGAGGGATGGCCTGATGCGACCATCAAAGACGCCATCTATGCCATAGTTGTATATGCCACCAGAGGGGAGAGCATAGAGGATTCTATTAACCCCTTTGCGAGAGGTATTTTCCGTGCGGCCAAGCCTCAGATAGATGCAAATAACCAAAAGTATTCCAACGGCAAGAAAGGAGGGCGTCCGGCCAAAACCGAGAACTCTCCTTTGCAAAACCAAACCGAAACCAAAGAAAAACCAAACAAAAACCAAATGGAAACCAAACCGAAACCCAATGAAAATGAAAATGAAAATGAAAATGAAAATGTATATGTCTCTCTTGAGAGAGAGTCTGAGAGAGAAAAAATTCTTGAAAAATTTTTCTTCAGAAATTTTATAAACGCTCAAAGCGAGGTTGACAGGTATCTTATATGGGGAGATTCTACTGGTTGGAAAAAAGCCAATGGAGCCTCCATTACAAACAAGGTAGCCTATGCTTCTTTTTGGAAGCCTGAACTGGAGGGAAAGAGATTCAAGATAAGCGCTCTGCGTTTGTTGCAGTTGGCATATTCTTACGCAACGGAGGAAGGAGATAAAAAAGCTAAAACTGGAATCTTGAGCATAGTTGATGCTAAAGATGATTTTGGAACATTGATATTCATTTGGCCAAATCAGGCAACCGCTGATAAAGTGTCTCCTTATATCAACAGAGCTAACGATAATTCATTTAAGCTAAAGATAAACCAAAGATTTGCGAGATTATTATGAAACATAAAACGGAAGATTTTTACGAAGCCGTCCGAAAAATGCGGACAGCCCAGAAAGCTTATTTCAAGACGCGAGGCTATGACGTTCTTCTTGAAAGTAAAAAACTTGAAAAGCTTGTTGACAAAATGCTATCTCAGCTTGATAACCCCACCCTGCTATGAAACTGATTTACCACGATGGACGTTTCTTTGCTCCGGCAAGAATAGTCTCAATGGAGCTTCGATATGGTAAATGGTACATTGTCGGTGACGGTGGTAGTTTCACTATAACCTTGGATTCAGAGGGTGATGCAAAGACCGTAGAGGCTGTCGTTAAGTGTTTGTCAATCGTGAATAAAGAAAATATTCAGATTCACCACAATGAACAATAAACGATGAAATTAAATTACTTATGAAAAACAAAGACATATATACACGCAATTGGATTATAGAGCAATCTGTTGATATTCTCAGTAGATACGAAAGAGGAATTTTGACAATCCGAGGACTGCACTACCAGCTTGTCAGCCGTGGAATGACAAATGATATTCAGCACTACAAAAGAGTTGTTTCAGCAATGGAGGTTGCTCGCTGGAGTGGCCAAGTTGAATTTGAAGCATTTAGCGACAGAGACCGTTCTATGTGTGGCGAGACAAAAGCTGAAATAACAGATCCTGAAGAAGCCTTGTTAATAGCAAAAGAACAGGTTCGCTTATGGATGCAGTCATACAGAAAAAACAGATGGGAGAATCAGCCATTTTATCCAGAGGTTCTTATAGAGAAAAAAGCCCTGGAAGGAGTTTTTACCAAGCCTTGCGCTAAATGGGATGTTGCTGTAGGGGCTTGTAAGGGGTATCCTTCTTTGACCTTCTTATACGAAATGTCAGAAAGACTGAAAATTGCCCAAGAAAAAGGTCAGAGACCTATAATTCTTTATTTTGGAGACTACGATCCGTCAGGTGAAGATATCCCTCGTTCAATAGGAGAAACCTTAACAAGATTCAATATACACGATATTATTATTCGGCGTATTTCCTTGACTGAGAAACAAGTTTTGGAATGGCATTTACCACCAGCCCCGGCCAAAGTTACGGATAGCAGAACGGCCAATTGGAATGGGTTAGGGCAAGTCGAATTGGATGCGGTCAAACCGGAAACCTTGATTGACTTGTTAGACAAGGCTGTTCTTGAAATATTTGATTGGGATGCATATGATGTCTTGATTGGGCAAGAGCATGTAGAGCGAAGAGGGTTTCAGACAGAAATGAAAAACTATGTTAAAGAGTTGTAACAAATAAGCTCAGCGACTGATTATGAGAACATTTATCAACAAAAAGACCGGCAATAAGTGGTTTGCCAACGACTGCGATGTAAGAGAGGGTGACGATGCCTATTTCATCAAAAGTGTAAACGTGTCACTGCCTAAAGTAGACTGGGAGGAGAAATAAGATGGACAAGATAGTAGAGGACAGACTCACCTACATAGCCATAGCATATATGGAAATGCTCGAAGGGACAAGTATGATTCTGCAAGTTCTGGAGAAAGGGGCGAAGGCGGCAGGGAAAACCCTCCACCAGAGAGCTAAGCAGAGGAACAACCGCATCCTCTTCCACCTGAAAGCCCTCCGGCAGCTTACAAGCGATGATCCGTTTGAGAATGAACACCAGGTATTTTCTTCAAACTGGCTCAAGTATGATGATTTCAGGAGTGATGCTGCCTATTTTGCACGGCTATCACTATTTCTCACAGACAGGACTTACAAGGATGATAAATTCAGAATTTTGGTAGAGGATTTTATCAAGACCAAAGCTCCCAAGGGTATAATTCCGGATAATTTGGTCAATTCTTTGACAATCAGGTGAAAATTAGCCCCAAAACACGGATTTTAGCCAAATTTTCGGCAAATAATTGCTATAAAAAGCTGATTTTCAGTAAATTATTTGCTAATATCAAAAATAATTCCTATATTTACATACACAAATTATTAACTCATTAGTAAATAAGAAGTTATGAAAATCATCAGAGCAACAAAAGAGGTTCGAGAAAAGTACAAAAGCCTCATCGTAACAGCAATTGACGCAATCCGTATTTATAACGGAAATAAAGACAAGAACGGGCTGGCCGAGAGACTATGCAAAGTTATCAAACAAATGCCCAAGGAAAGTTATCTAGATGAAGATACTTTGGATGCCCTGGAAATTCCAAGCGACATCCCATTATGGGTGAGAGCGGATGACTTTGAATACAAGGAGTCTATTGAAAACCTTTGCGACTTAGTAGAATTCAACTATAGGTTTGATAGATTCACTTTATCCCTGACCGGCAGTGGTTCGATACTCAGAACTATCTTCGGTGCTGTCTATCAGCTATATCTTGATGGTGAATTGTAAGTAAAAGTGTTTGAAAATCAAATAACGACTAAAGTGTTATGAAGACAATTGGACAAACAACAGTGAAGCCGATCGAGAAAGACGGCAAGGTGATAGGGGTGGAAATCCCCTTCACAGGAAAGGCTATCTACTTTGACAAGGTGGCCTTCAACAAGAACTGGGATGAGGCTCTGGCTTATGCAAAGAGCGTTGGAGAAGCCCTGCCTACGAAGAAAGAGCTGCACATCATAGCGGCCTTCTACGACGAGATTGCGGAGATATGGCCCGACATCAGGAAGGATTGGATCTGGAGCTCTGAAGAGTACTCCACCTGGAGCTCTGAAGAGTATCCCGCCGGCCATGCGTGGGCCTTCTACACCAATGGCAACCTCTACGCCTCCAATAAGTACAATAAGTTCTATGCTGTGCCGCTCTCAGACTTGAATACTGAGGACTGCAATACTGAAAACACTGAAAATCATCAAACAAAGTAACAACGTTTAAGGAGGGCGGAAGCCCTCCTTTTGAAACACAAGAAGTAGCGATTATGAAAAAGATGAAAGAAAATGCCGAATCTCCGAGAATGTACGTAATTCTGACAAGAGGGTTTGTCAAGGACGGAGATTATGTAGAGAACGATTTCTACATCGAGAACACCAATGACTGTAAGCTGTTCACTAAAGAAGAAGCTATGCAAACTCTTGATGAGTATGCAAGAGAAGATGGGGTGATGCGATGTGAGGGGGCGGATGCCCTTATGGGTGCCAACTGGCGATTATATAAGATAGCCAAGATAGACAAGGAAATTTTAAGGGCACTGTCTGATTCGGATTACAAGCCTTACAACGAACTGGCAGCGAGCATCCATTTTGAAGCCAAGTAAAGTTGAATCAAATAAGTAGCGATTATGAGAACACAAATTGAAGAAATCATCGGAGAAGATGAAGCACAGGAATTAAGGTACGAAGCTCAAGATGCTTTGATGAGTGGCGCCAGTTATGACGAAATCGAAGACATACTGCTCGGCTACGGGCTTGAAATGGATTACATTGACCAAATACTGTTTATTTAACGATGAAAAAGTTGAAAGTAATTGAAGGTAAAAGGGATAGGTATTTAGAGTTTACCGATGACAATGGACATAAGGTCAAGTTCGAGAAGATGTGGGATAGCGACTCGAAGATAAACTTGGTGACACTCGAGTACTGTACAATTGCTGATAAAGAGTATAAGAACTCTGTTTGGCTTACTCTTGCTCAACTGCTCAACGCAGGTGTTGTTAAGGAAGGCTCCGACTTGGAGGAGTGTTCATTTGAGACAGACGTCTGCTTGGAACACTATAAAGGCAATCTCGATATTGACGCTGTACTTGCATATTTCAAAGCACACGGCTACAATGTTGATCGTGATGCCGTTACTCACAATCTCAGAGCCTGGCAGGATGATATGAAGTCAGGCTATCGGGGTAAAGATTATTTTCTATTCACCCCCTGCGGTTGTAATAGGCTCAGATTTGACGCTATGCGTTTGATTGCCGGTTGCGACTGGCAGTATACTTACGAAGCTTAATTTTATCATAATGTGTTTGAAAGTCAAATAATAATTAAAGAACTTATGGAGACAAAAGAAGTAATCACAGTTAAGCCGATTGAAAAAGACAGCAAAGTAATCGGTATTGAAATTCCTGTAATTAACAAGCAGCTCCTCTTTGAGGACATCAGCAAAGAGGGAATGAACTGGTATGATGCGATTGAGTATGCAGAGAAAAAAGGCAAGCGCATACCTACACTCAGAGAGTTATACATACTTGCGTATTTCAAGGATGAGATATGTAAGTATTTTTCAGAATGGAGGCATTTATGGATATGGAGCAGTGCGCAGACTTCCGCCGGCAATGCGTGGGGCTTGAACGACAATGGCTACCTCAACTACACCGGTAAGTACTATAAGTTCTGTGCTGTGCCGCTCTCAGACTTGAATACTGAGGACTGCTCTACTGAAAACTCTGAAAATCATCAAACAAAGTAACAACGTTTAAGGAGGGCGGAAGCCCTCCTTTTGAAACACAAGAAGTAGCGATTATGAAAAAGACACAGCAAGAACAGGTCAGGGAAATTCTGATGACCAAAGGTTCAATAACTCCGTTGGAAGCGCTGAATATCTGCGGTTGCTTCCGTTTAGGCAGCATCATCCACAGGCTGCGTAAGGAAGGTATGGACATCAAGACAGAAGATGAGCGTAACGCCAAGGGGAATATCTATGCAAGGTACACTCACAGGGTTTCGGAAGATGAGATTGACAAGATGTCAAAGGAGCTATTTTCTGAAATCCTTTCCAAGTACGAAAAGGACGGGGGAGGATATCTTGTGCTGGACAGATCGAAGGGACAGCTCTATCTTACGAACAATGCTCCAGATTATCTGCCATATGGAGAGTGCCAGTCCACGGCAGGTCTGTCTGTCAAAGATGTCGCAGAAATGGCACGGCAGGCGATAGTGGAGAGATATAGGTTCAACTTGAAAAGCAACTGATATGGGAAAGATTTTCAGGACGAACGGTACGATAGAGGATGTAATGCCGGCAAACGGCAAGGACTATCAGTTAGATGAATTGCAGAAGATAGTTGGTGGGTTTATCGAAATCGTTGATTTGAGCGGCGGGCAGATTATGGTAATCAACGAAGAAGGCAAACTATACGGTCTAGACAAAAATAACGAGGCTACTGGCAGATTCAGAGAGTCTGTCTTACGGAGGTTCGGTTACAAGACAAAGGATTACATAGTAGGCGATGTCCTGGTATGTAACTCAAATGAGGTGAAATAACTGAATCAGACTATCTGTCAACACAAATTATCAAACACAAGAAAAAACGAGCAAAAAACAGTGTCAAAATGGAAAACACAATGATTTATAAGCTGGTATTCCAAAGTAGTCAAGAGTATGCCTGTGGAAATGACGTAAAGCAACTGGCTATGTTGGCATGCAGACAAGCATACAAGTCAGCAGGACGTGTCAGCTGGGCCGTTTATCATAGAAACGGCCGATGCGTTGCAAGCGGTTTCAGTAGAAATAGAAGATTTTTTAACCTAAATAAGTAGCGATTATGAACGATATTGCAAAGATGCGTAAAGAGTTTGATGAGAAAATCAGATACGCTGAGTTAGAAAACGATGTAGAAACAAGGTTGGGTATTGAGGGGTTCCGTATAATCAACCAGTCAATAACTCAGAGGAAGGGGTTGTTGCACACGCACTTCTTTAATAAGTTGGAAAAGGAACAGATAGTGAAAGTCCTTAAAGAGTTCCCACCAACGGAGAAATACAAGGTGTCAGGAAAAGATATTGAACTGACATATCTCCTAAAGACCCATAGATATCCTACCGAGCAAAACACGGTTCTAAGTATTGCTTGGATTAGCGGAGATTTTGATATGCAAGTTGATATGAATATTAATGAGAGTGACGATCTGCTGATGCAGTATTTCAGGCCGGACTGGTATGAGATAGACAACCACGACATTGGCTTGTTTTATGGCGCTGTCTCGCCACGACAGAAATCTATGTTAAAAAGGCAGAGATTTTTGTCCTTCAATAGTGGCAATGTTCTCAGGTATGTAGGCGGTTATCGATACCAAGTAAGCGAGGGGCACGCAACGGCCTTGGTCTCAGAACTGATAGGAGAGTAGCTATGAACATGGACAAGTATAACTTAATCAACGATATGTACGATGTGCTTTGTGGGAATACGGAGTATTGTACACAAGAGGACTTTATGGGCAAGCACGAGGTGGTAGAAGTAGATAGCCGTGAATATACAATAACTATAGACGGCAAGTATAAACTGGTTTTAACGGAGATATAATTATGGAGCCTGAAACTGTGTACTATAAAGGGTATCGGCTGAACCTGTGTTGGTGCGGCTATCCTGAAATGCGATGGATGATTTATCACTTCGGAAGGTGGGAGCATACCGCCAAAACTCTCAAAGAAGCAAAGGACTATGTTAACAAACACTTGGAACTATGAGGGCAGAATATCATTATGAGTATGCTGCCTATACAGACAATCTATGTTACGGCAAAGAATTGATTGCGCAGGATAGGAGCCTTTACTGGGTTCGGCTTTGCACTGCAAACAGCGACAAGGGTGCGTATGTAATTAAAAAAGTAAGAGTAATTAACTAATATCAAGGTTATGAAAGCAAAAGAAAAACAATTATCAGTATTTGAAGAAACTATAAAGAGGTTTCTTGATGAGAAAGCCTCCAAAGATGCGGTTTTTCTCTCCAAGTATGCCAATCACAAGAAAAGCATAGAGGAATGTTGCAGGTATATCTACCAGGAGGTACAAAAGACAGGCCGGCAGGGATTCGCCGACGAGGAAATCTTTGGAATGGCCATTCACTACTTTGATGAGGAAGATATAAAGGTTACTGGAACTATGAATTGCAAGGTGGTTGTGAATAGGGAGATTCAGCTAACAGAGGAGGAGAAGGCAAAACTTGCGGAAGAAGCCCGAAAAGAAGTTGAAGAGGAAGAGAAGAATAAGGTTAAGGCCAAGATACGTGCAGATCAGGAGAAGGAAGCTAAACGCAAAGCTGAAAAAGAAAAACGCAGGAAAGAAAAGCTTGCGGAAGAAGAAAAGGATGGAATGTTGTTCACTTTTGATGATTAGGCTATGGATAAGCAGGTATTTATGAACAGACTTGAAATGTGCTTTGTCAGCAAGGAGGATTTTATGAAAGATTTGCAGATTCTCCTTGACAAGAAGATAATAACGGACAAAGATATTGAGAAGATGGAAGATACTTTTATTCCCATATATGCTGTAGCAGCAGCGATATACGATTTGGAAATAGGTTGGTTCCTGCACGGAGGCTCGGACAGCACGAACAGAAAGACACGGAGAATGAAGAACTATTACAGGAGGTTTCTATGAAAAAGTACAGCAAAGAAACGGAGAGAGCCATCAAGGTATGGAACTCCAAAGTAAAGGATGGTGGCTTTGGTGTGAAGACAAATCTTGTAAAATGGGTTGAGAACAAGGTCGTTCCCAAAAGAGCTTTTGCTACAGGTCATAGGGCTTGGTGCTCTAAATGCGGACAATCGTTCCCGACAGAAAAGACAAGGGGGAGAGAGGTATGCCCTCATTGCGGAAGCCAACTCAAAGTTGAGAAATCAAGATGTTGGAGAAAAGAAGATATCTTTTATGTGCAGGAGCTTACTACTTGGGCAGAATTTCAAGTGGTGCGAACTTACATAGTAAGTGCGTGGGCTTATAGAAAGGTAAAAATGAAAGTCTATGTGTGGCACGCATACGACTGGATGATTTCTGAAAATGGCAAGGCTTATTGCTTCTCAAGGAGCTTGACAGCCTACCCACGATACAGGAAGATTCCGTTCAGCCTTTGGGATTTGCCTAACAGACCGCCAATGAGGTACAAAAAGAGTGCAGTTTACAGCGAGTGGCATAGCGGATGGATAATAAGCGGACATTACCCGAAACGAATGTATCAGCCTTGGCTAACCAAGTTTGACATCAAAGGCAGATTGATTGACAGCGATATGTATTCTGTCATAGCCAATCTGATGAAAGGAACTCCGCACTTTGAAACGATGTGGAAGAAACGAGATAAAACGCTTTGCAGTGCATTCCTGTATGGAGAAAGCTCACAGAGATTGTGGCCTCAGATAAAGATTGCCTTGAGGCACGGATTCAAGTTCAAGGACTGGAAGATGTGGGTTGACCATATAGATATGCTTGAAAGAGAGGGCTATGACATCTTTAATCCGCAATTCATAGCACCTGCAGATTTGAAACAGGCTCATAGGAAACTTAATGCCGAACACGAAGGAAGACTGCGGAAAGAGGAGGAGGAAAGGGAAAGAATTAGGCAACTTGAGGAAATAGAAGGGAACAAAGCCCTCACAGACCCGAACTCGCCTCTGAACATAGAATACAGGAACAGGATAGGAAAGGTTCTCGCTGTGGTTGTCCGGTCAGGGAACATAAGCATACAGCCGTTGCAAAATATCAAAGACTTTTACGAAGAAGGGAAAGCCCTGCATCACTGCGTGTATGCGAGCAAGTATTATGCTGAAAGCGGCAGTCTTATTCTTGGAGCAAAAGTAGACGGCAAGAGGACGGAGACTATAGAACTCAATCTGAGGACAATGCAGATAGCTCAATGCAGGGGCAAGTATAACCAGGATAGCAAATATCACGAGGCTATATATTCTCTTATGCAACGTTCGATAAGCCGTTTTAGAGCCTTAAAATGCCAAAATGTTTGAAATTCAAACATAAATAATTAACTTTGCACAAATGAAAATCTATACATCATATTTTGGAAACATGAGCAGATTATGTGGCGATAATATATTGCCCATAAGTGTTGCACTGTATCCGCCGAAGTGGTTTATGGGTTATAAGTTCACGTCCCTTGCTCCCACTCGTTTTATGTTGTGCGGAGATTGCAGCAGAGAGGAATACATACGTATGTATGCCAAGATACTCGACAAGGCTGGTGCTGAGAGGATAGTTAAGGCAGTGGAGAAGGTGGCCGGAAGTAGGGATGTAGCCTTCCTATGCTTTGAAAAGCCTGGTGATTTCTGCCATAGGCATCTTCTCGCAGATTATCTGAACAAAAAGCTCAATCTTGGAGTGACGGAATATGGGGTTACGGTAAAAAGGGAAAATGAAGATGACAGTCAACTGTCACTCTTTTAAGATATGCGTATGTGGTGTAAAGTAAGCACACCTTGCATCCAGTAAGGAGGTTTTGGTGCGAATCCAAACATACGCTCAAATTATGTAAAGAGGTATGGCGACACTAAAGATATCGGATAGGACTTTTGGCCTTGAACTGGAATTGGCGGATGTCTATAGAGAGAGGGTAACGATGCCGCCCGGATTCAAATGGGATGATCTTGAGATTGTCCAAAATACGGATATGAGTGAAGGGCGTAAGAAAGTTCCTATCGGCGGAGAGCTGAACAGCCCGCCTATGAAACTCTGTTCAGAGAGTTTCAGGACTATCGGCAAGTTTCTTTCAAGCGCAAAAGAGAACGGAGCCAAAGCCATAAGGGATGTCTCCCTGCAGGTGCATATATATATAGGCGACCTGGATTTGGAAGAGGTAAAGAGGATTTTTTACCTCTGTTATTTTCATAGCGCAACACTTAAAGAGCTATGTCACCTGCCGGAGTATTGCGATATGCAGATTTATAGGCCTTCTCCGCCTCTTGACACCTATCTTGCTGTAAGATCAGCAAAGTCTTTCGTTGCCCTCAGAACGGCATTTGAGAACAACTCGGTCAAGGGCTACAACCGCTATATGGTCAATGTGGCTTCATATTTCAAGCGCAAGACCGTAGAGTTCCGCCTGTTCAATTCCACCACAGACATAGAGGAGTTGTGCGGGTGCGTTATGTTCTGCTACCGTTTCGTGGACTTGGCTATTGGCATAACAGAGGAGGAAATCAAATCTCTGACCAAAACGGAGTTTATAGACCTCTTACACGCCTCTTATAAGTTTCCAACGCTTCCACCTCCCTTAATCTACTATGCTGATATAGAAAGCCAAAACAAGGACATTTTCATTCACCCAAGAATAGATATATCGAACAAGTTTGTCTCAATACTTCTCGGGAACGGCTTTTCAGACACCCTCAGTTTTGTCAATCCGCATCTGTTCAAGCTGGAGGCGAGATTTCTTGACAGGAAGAAGGTACGTATCTACAACAATGATGAGCTGAACCATATAATATACCTTATGGCTACGGCAGGACTGGAGATACACTACTGCAAGGATGCAACCTTCATAGAGGCTTGTAACGCCTCGGACAGCGCAAGTCAGATTGCCTCTGTTCTTATGTTCAGCAAGGTCAAGGGATTCTTCAAGGATGATGAATATGCCATAAATGAACTCACAGCCATCAAAGAGAAATATGCAGAGTCTTTTCAGGGTGCAAGGAAAGTTGCGGAGAGGCTTGTGTCGCTTCTGCAGAACTGCGATTACTGCCTCGGCACACTCAACGATGCTTTAAGGGATGGCGGCGATGTCTTCTTTCAGTTCGAGTCTTATTCGCAGACGCACACCATTATCAAGAATTTGAAAATATACAGCGACTACAAGCTGGATTTCTGCGAGAAGACAACAGACTATTACAATGTAGTAGAGACTGTTCCTGAGGGCGGAAGCCTTACTTTGGTAAGCCTGAACGAGTATCTGCCTATGCGGAAGATAGCCGTTGACGGGTACAAGATAATGTATTCCACGAAGGAGTCTGTCGGTAACTCCCTCTCCAAAGACTACAGAGGCGAATTCTACCAATCTTACCTGGAGGCACCTGACTCGCTGAGAATTGATGACGGCGCCAAATTGTCTATAAGAAAGGTAATGCCCTCAGAATTTGTTAATTACCAGAGAAAGTACATCAAGAAAGTGCGAAAGGTGATGATGTGCCGTTTCTCTTACCTGGTATTCTATGAGGATTATCTGCTTGGAGGCTTCGGCTTTGACTACAGCAAAGACGTCAAATATGACATATGGCTTCTCTCTGATTTCTGCACGAACAACAGGATACCAAGACTGTCCAAGCTGATTCTTTTGTGCGTCAAGTCGGAACTGGTACACAAAAGCATTTCCTATGCTAACAGCTGCGCTATAGAAACCTGCTATACGAAAGTCTATACGCACCAGCCAGTCTCAATGAAGTATAGAGCGCTTTTTGACAAGAAGGATAAATACAAGACAGATAAGTTTGAGGACTATCTGCTTTATACTACCACTCTTGGCACGGAAGGGGGATATGAAGACATAATAAAGAAATACTCAAAAATGCTAAAAAATGGCGGATATAATTCAACTGGAAGATAACTGGAAGCTGTCGCTCGTTGATATAGAGCTGATTGATGAGGCAGATGAGAACGCCAACGCTATGACGGATGATGAGTTTCAGCAACTCGTCAAGAACATACGCCAGGGCGGTCTATCAAGCGTGGTCGGATGCATGAAAATCGGAGACAGGTATAAACTCTTTAGTGGACATCATCGGGTAAGGGCCTGCAAGGTGTTGAGATATAAGAAAATACCTGTAATCTACAAGGAGGAGGCGGATTTTCAAGGGGAGGATGAATTCATTGCAACGCAACTCTCCCATAACTCCCTGCACGGAGAGGATGACAAAGGCATACTAAAACGCCTGTTTGAAAAGATAAAGAATATCGACTTCAAGATATTTGCGCATATCAACACAGATGACTTTCCTAAGATAGACGTTCACTCTGTCAGTTTCGGAATAGAGAAGGAAATGTTTTCTGTAAGTGTGATTCTTTACAGGTCGCAGATGAACGAACTGGGTAATATACTCGGTATGGTGGACAGGGAACTCAAAGAAAATGATGTTATACTGCTCTCTGACGGCGCTTCCAATGAAAAAATGTTCCTATCCCTGATGGGAGAGATAGGCAAGCAGTATAAAATCAAGTCAACAAGCGTCAGGTTCTCCAAGATACTTGAACTCGCAAAAAAAGCCATTGACGATGAAGGTAGGAATAATAAGAGAAACAAGAGCTGATGAGAATCGCACTCCGATTACCCCTGTTGATGCACGGATGATCAAGGCCGCCTATGGCGTGGATGTCGTTGTACAGAAGAGTCAGAGGAGGATTTTCAGCGATAGCGATTATGAGGACTGCGGAATAAAGGCCGTAAATTCTCTTGAAGACTGCGATGTTCTTTTTGGCGTCAAAGAACCTTCTCCGGCCTCGCTTTTGGATGGCAAGCATTATTTCTTCTTCGGACATATGGACCAGAAGCCGCCATACGACAAGGAACTGCTGAAATCTTGCTTGGAGCATAGAATTACGCTTACTGACTATGAGTATATCGTGGATGCCAAAGGAAAGAGGCTGGTGGCTTTTGGCTACTATGCAGGAATGGCAGGGATGTATAACACCATAAGACTGGTAGGGCTAAAATACGGCTTGTTCGAGTTGCCGGCCTTGAACTTCCGGTTCACTCAGAAAAGGATTTTTGAAGAACTGCAGAAGGTGAGGCGCATAGTGTTGGATATGGGGTTGCATATCCTCTTGACAGGAAAAGGCAATGTAAGCCGTGGGGTAGAGTACATATTGTCCCTTTTGGGAGTAGAAGAGGTAGGAGTATCAGATTATCTCTATGGCGAAAAGCTTAAATTCCAGTCAGTGTATTGCAACGTAGGAGCGAAAGAACTCGTTTTTGACACTTACGGCAATTATTATAACAGAGAGCGCTTCAAAGCCTCTCCAGTAACCTTTTCAAGCAAGTTCTACCCTTTTGCCACCAAGACCGATGTGCTTGTATGCGGTCATACTTTCAGCCACGATGCTCCGGCGTATCTTGACGGAAGGATAGTAAGATCTGCAGAGAATAGGATTCGTGTAGTTGGGGACATCACCTGCGATATAGGAGGGAGTGTTGCCACGACCTTGCGTTACTCCAACCATGAAAACCCGTTTTACGATGTCGATAAGTCACTTGAAGAGGTTGAACTGTTCGCTGACAAAGACAATATATCAGTTATGGCTGTTGATACTCTGCCTAACGCACTCTCAGAAGAGGCGAGCGTGTGGTTCTCTGGAGTGGTTTACAAGTACATTTTCCCAGAGTTGATGGCAAAGAAGAGCGAAATGCTTGACAGGTCTACGCAGATAAGAGGAGGATGTGTCACAGAGAAGTTCGGATTCCTTAAAGATTGGAGACTATGAAAATTGGAAACAAATACAGTGTAGAGAAGATTGCCGAAATATACGGAAAGAAAGGAGGTAACATCACGGCCACTTGCACAGCGCTTGGTATAACAAGAAAGACTTTCTATAGTTGGAAGCGAAAATTCGCTAAACTGAGCGAGGCTATTGACGATATTGATGAGTCTAAGCTGGACTTTGCGGAGTCAAAGCTGATGGAACATATCGATTCGGGGGACGTAACATCCCTCATTTTCTTTCTCAAGACCAAAGGCAAGTCAAGGGGATATGTGGAAAAGGTTGAGAATGAGGTTAATGTGAACGGATTTGAGGAACTTCTTAAGTCCCTGCCGTAATAGTGGGATGTAAACAAATGAAACATATAAAAAATGGCTTTAACGAAAGCTCAGAAGTATCTTGTGGAATGGCGGACAGACTGGAATAAGTTTGTCCGTGATGTGTTCAAGGTCAGGCTTGACAATGAACAGCAGGAGATACTTCATTCAGTCCAAGTTAATCCGAGGACAGCCGTGGCAAGCGGAACGGCCAGGGGCAAGGATTTCGTTACTGCCTGTGCTGTTTTATGTTTCCTCTACCTTACGCCAAGATGGAACGACCAAGGAAAGCTCATCGCCAATACCAAAGTAGCAATAACAGCCCCCACGGATAGGCAGATAAAGAATATTATGGTTCCGGAGTACAGGCGCTTGTTCCGTACAGCAGGTTTTCTTCCTGGACGTCTTGTCTCCTACGATATCCGTATGGAAGATGAGGAATGGTTTCTTACGGGATTCAAGGCCAGCGATGATGAGACGGAGGCCTGGTCAGGATTCCACGCCGTAAATACGATGTTTGCCGTAACGGAGGCCTCGGGTATATCTGAAACTACATATAACGCCATCGAGGGAAACCTGCAGGGCAATAGCCGTCTTCTGATAGTATTCAACCCTAATATACCTACAGGCTATGCGGCCAACGCAATGAAGTCTGAACGATTTGCCAAGTTCAGGCTTGACAGCCTCCATGCTGAAAATGTGGTGTCCAAGAGAAATGTTATTCCAGGACAGGTGGACTATAATTGGGTTGCAGATAAGGTCAAAAGCTGGTGTATGGCAATAGATGATGATGACTTCAATGAAGGGGAGGGGGATTTTCAATGGGAAGGAGGAGTCTATAGGCCAAATGACCTTTTTAGAATCAAGGTGCGTGGTATGTTCCCGAAAGCGGCAGAAGATATACTGATACCTTACGAGTGGATTGTCTTGGCCAACAACCGTTGGAAGGAGCGGACGGAGCAGGGATTGTACGAGAAAGGGGATATGGCTTTGGGAGTGGATGTGGCCGGTATGGGCAGAGACTCAAGCGTCCTCTGCCCAAGATACGACAACTATGTTCCGTATTTCAAGGCGCATCATTCGTCAGGCAAAGCTGACCATATGCATATCGTGGGACTGATAAGAAATACGACTGCCGGGAACAAACGTGCCAGGGCTATCATAGATACGATTGGAGAGGGGGCTGGGGTCTATTCAAGGCTCGTGGAGCTTGGAGATAACAGCGCAGTCTCCTGCAAGTTCTCATTCAGCGCAAGAGACCTAACGGATGTTACAGGCCAGTACGAGTTCTCAAATATGAGAGCCTATTTGTATTGGGCGGTAAGGGATTGGCTTGATCCGAAGAACAAGACAGGCGCTGCGCTTCCAGAGTGTGATGCCTTTGCGGAAGAAGCAACGCAGATAAAGTGGTATTTTCAGTCCAACGGTTCTATTGCCATTGAGAAGAAAGAGGAAATCAAGAAGAGGCTCAAGCGCTCTACGGATTATTTTGATGCGCTGGCGAACACCTTTTATGATGACGGCTATTCGGATAGCTCGTGGGTTGGGGATGCTCTTGAAGATTCTCTTGCTTAAAAGTATTTGAGATTCAAACATTATTTTACATCTTTGCGGTATGAAAACGATAGAAGAAATACTCGATTTGACAAGACCTGCATCGGAAATCATTGCAGATTTGAAGAATAAACAGATTTATGTTCCTGCCTGGAGCAAGCTGGAAAAGAAATATGACCCGATGCTTCACGATATAGTGAAGAACAAAGCTTTAAGACCGGACGACAAACGAAGCGAGAGCGGAAAGATAGAGAGGGTGGCCAAACTCACTTATCCTGCCGAGAAGATTGCTGTCAGGAAAATGACGCAGATGTGCTTTACAATCCCAGTAAAGAGGGATTTCAAAGAAGTAAAAGAGGATGAACACAAGGCTTTCGTGAGGGCTATAGAAAAAGTCTATGAGAGCAACCGCATCGATGGGTTGAACTTCAAGAGATTCAAAGCCTTCTTCGCTTGTTGTGAAATGTGCACTATTTGGTTTCCTGTAGATACGGGCAAAGTGCATTATAAATATGGCTTTCCTACGACTTTCAAGCTGCGCTGCAAGTCTTATACGCCCATGCCTCAGTCAATGTCCGGGCTTCCACAAGCATATATGTATCCGGTCTTCGACACCTTTGACGATCTGACGGCTTTCAGTATCGAATATGATGTAGTAATGCCGGACAAAAGCAAGGAGAAGCACTTCGAGTGCTATACTGCCGACAAGGCGTACTTTTGGATTGACAGAGGAGCCGGCAGAGGATGGGAGCTCGAGTCTGACGACAACAACGTGCCGATAGGAAAGATACAGCTTGCTTATATCAGCGAGGCGGAGCCTCTTTATAACGACATATCCATTGACAGGGATGAAATAGAGTTCAACAAGTCCAGGCAGAGCGACCTCATCAGGAAAAACAGCAGGCCGATAATGAAGGTCATAGGCAAGATACTCGGCAAGAAACCTGTTGGAGATACGACAAGGGAAGTCTATGAAATGGCAGAAGGTGGGGATATTGGGGTTGTTGCACCGCCTCTGAACGTGGAGGCTTCAATCAAGCACACGGAAAACCTCAAGAAAGACATAGAGGAGTCCACACAGTTGCCAAACCTGGCGCTTGAGAACATCAAGTCTTTGTCTGGCGTGGTCAGTGGAGAGGCACGCAAGACCTTGCTCAGTGATGCGCACTTAAAAGTCGGAGAGAAGAAGCACGACCTCATTTGGTTCTTGGACAGGGAGTTGAGCGTTGTGAAATCCCTTGTGGCTGAGCTGAACATACAATGGAGAAAGTATGTAGATACCACGACCTGTTACAATATCATTACTCCGTTCGTTCAAAATGATGAAAAATCTGAGATAGAAAACCGCAAGACGGCCAACGGAGGCAAGCCTATCGAGAGTCAGTTGGAGTCTATTCAGAGGTTCGACAGAAGCGCAGATCCTGAGCAAACTTATGACGCTATCAAGAGAGAGGAAAAGGAAAGCGCAGAGAATGCCCGTATAGAAAGCATCTTTACCGGAGCCGAATAATGAACCTTGGCAAAGAGGAGAAACATACTCGGCAACAGGCAGAAGAAAAATGCTGAACACCTTGCAAGGACAGAAGGTTTTGTCCGCAATGTGCAACAGATTTTTGATTTTTTCAACAAGAAGGCTGCAAGAATAGCTCTCTCTACCGATTTTGACCCGGAAAAAGAGTTCAAATGGGCTGATTTCCCTGCAATCAAGTCGAGACTAAACACCCTTACTTCCGACTGGGTGAAAAGCCTGAATCTGACCATTACAAGCGGAATAAGGGCAGAGTGGAGCGAATCAAATAAAGTTCACGATGACACGCTCAAGCGATTCTTTGATGCTCATACCTATACGCAGCAAAAGAAGAAAGGGGTAAGAAAGTACTTCGAGTATAACAAGGATGCGGTAGAGAGTTTCATTGAACGCAAGACCAAGGGACTGAACCTTTCAGAAAGGCTTTGGAATCTTAGAGAAGATTACAAAAACGAGCTGGAAGCGGCCATAGCCACGGGGATAGAGAAAGGAACTAGCGCAGCTCAGTTGAGCAAAAAACTCAGCCAGTACCTCAAGGACTTCCCAAAGCTCCAGAATGATTATTCAGAGAAATTTGGTAAGCAGGTTGATATCAAGAACTGTGAAAATAATGCGGCTAGGTTAGCCAGGACGGAAATCAATATGTCCTATAGGGAGGCCGAATGGCAGAGGTGGCAGAATGAAGACTTTGTTGTAGGCTACGAGATAAAGCGTTCCGGTACTCCATATCCTTGCCCCGTTTGTGAGGCTCTGCAAGGCAAGTACCCAAAAGACTTCAAATGGAACGGGTGGCATCCTAACTGCAGGTGCTATCAGATACCTATACTCAAAACAGAAGAGGAGTTTTGGGCAGATGAGGGGGGAAGTACCAAAAGCAAGAATGAGATAACTGATATGCCTGATAATTTCAAGGACTGGGTGAAGGACAACAACGATAGGCTTGCAAAGGCTTCCATAAAAGGCTCTCTGCCGGATTGGGTAAGTAGAAATCAAAAGGTAATGTATTCCATTGACAGAAGGGAAGAAGCAGAGGAATTAGCTAAGTTCTATAGTGAAATCAAAGAGCTCAACAAGGACAAGAATATTGTAGATACTCCAAGAAAGAAACGGTTAGAGGATGAGTACCGTGATGCAGAATATCAGGCTCTTATGAATCCTAGCGCAAACACGGTATTTAAGGCTTTTGAGGCGATGGAGAGGTGGAAAGAAGACATATCTCACAAGTTTCTCGAGTTTGATTATGACGTAGATAGCGGTGTTAAGGGAATGAACGAAATGATGGGGCTATATTTTGGCAGGTATCTTAGTGTTCCTTTCAAAGAATACAAAGTTGCCAACTCATTTCCTAAACAACGGACTATAGCAATTACAGACGGAGCTGGTGCTATAACGGTCAGAGAGGACTATCACAAGAGGCTTGTAGCTGTTATGAAGAAAATGCAGAGAGGAGATACTTTGAATAAGGGCGATGAAGATGCAATAGAGGCCGTTTACCACGAAGTGAGGCATAATATACACAAGACATACACATACGAGGTAAATAGTGTTAACGGACTGATTTCAGAAGCAACAAATGAAATAACCGCACGAAATAATTATGCTAAATTTGTAGATGAAATAGGTGGTGCAATATCATATGGTAAATCGGCTGTCGGGTATAGCGATGTTGTTGACAGTATATATGATATAGTTGATATAACCAAGACCGAAAGGGTTAAGTTTGACAAGGAGGTTGAAAAGGCATTGCTCATTCGGCCAGATATGGACATTAGCCGGCTGTTTGACATAATAGAGAAAGTTAACCCACAAGCATTCATTGATGAAGGCTACAACACAAGGAAAGAAATGGAAAAACTATTTGGCATCACTATGAATAGGCTGTCTGATAGTTATAATAAGTGATTATGAAAACTGTTTTTGATTATAAGCCTAGCCTATATGACTTGACAGTAGCGGATATACGAAGCTATGATTTTTACAATGGATTGCCATATCTTTCCTTTGAGGAGGAGGACAAGATTTTTGACTTTCCTCATAAAGTGAAAGAATATTTATCAGTTACATCTGAGAAAGACCGCACTTTTCATTTGTGGAAAATGTTTGTTTACAGGGGATATAGATTTAAGAGTCTTAAATGGTGGGAAATGGCTCTTGATTTAGAGAAGACAGCTTTCGGGAGGGACTATAACAGGGTTTATTCGTTTGAAGAGTGCATCCATTTAGAGAAAGTGTGTTATTGTATATGGAAATACCTTACAGGAAGAACCAAGTTTAAGGGCATGGCTTTTTACGATGGCTGGGAAGATAATTATTTGCCCGAAATAGAAAAAATGTCAAAATAGTATCTTGGGGTCAAATACTATTACCTTACTGAAGAGAGTTTCTTCAATGTCTATCAGTCTAAAACGATATAGAGAACTGTTAGTATTATTGAAATAATTGACAGAAACAGAAAGAAGTATAATATATTTCTGATGGTTCTTATATCCCTGCTTGTACGGTAAAAAGCCAGGTCTTTTAGTTGGTTGGAAATCTTGGAATACTGCTCATCAGTTAGAGCGCCATTGCGTTTGCCGTCAAGGAACTTAGGCTTGATATTCATTGCTTGCCCAGCCCTGTCTAAATAAAGAGACTGCTCGGTCTCGAGCATTTTATCAAAATCATTATGTATGTCTTCGTAGGATGCCATAGCTTGGTATTGTTTGTTGCTCAAAAGTAGGGAATATTTTGGACGGTGAGTAAAAAAGTAGTCTTTTTTGTATAGGGGTGTTTGAAAGACAAACATAATTCGTATATTTGAGGCGTGGAAAATGCACCACGACTTTTAGTTTAATAGAAAGTGTTTGAAAATCAAATAGTATGACATTAAAAGAATTATTGGAACTGGTTAAACCGAAAGTAAAAAGTCTCGGGTTGAACCAAAAGGAAGTGGAGGAAGCCGCAAAGCAGATTCTCTCCACACTCGCAGAAGATGTAACTACAGAAGATGCAGAGAAAGCTGTTGATGGCGTTCTTCCGTATCTTAAACTCGCTCAATCCCAAGCAAATAGGGTTATCGAGGAAGCGAGGAAGAAAGCGGCTCAGAAGAAGAAAGATGAAGATGAGGACGAAGAAGATGAGGACGAAGAAGATGAGGACGAAGAAGATGAGGACGAAGAAGATGAGCCTAAACCAAAACCAAAGCAAAAAAAGAAAACAACCAAGACTGACAAGATAGATGCACTGCTTAAGAAAATGGAGTCCATCGAACAGAAGTTCGCAGATCTGAAAGAACAGGAATCCCAAAAGTCTTACGCAGATAAGATGAAGGAGAGGTTCAAGGACATAGACCCAGAGTTCTATGAAGTGGCTTCTAAAGGCCGCAAATTCGACAGCGAAGAAGAATTTGAGGCGTTTGCTACAGACATCGAGGAAAGCTGGGGTAAGTACAGCCAGAAACTCGCTCAAGAAGGACTTTCTCGTATGGCCAAGCCGAAAGGCAGCGGCACAGAGAAAAAACAGGATGCTATCTCCAAGGAACTGCAGGACAGAATCAAGGAGAGAGAAGCCAAGACCGCAAATGTCGCTGTCAGGGGGTTGGAAAATGTTCAACCTAAATAGTTCAACAGATGGAAAAGAATTTCAAGTACGTAAAGGCAGACTCTCCGGAGCCTGTAATATTCGAGAAAATCTTTGCCGAGAAACCTGGTGGAGGCATACTGCCTAACCAGAGTTTCGATGTTCCGGCAGGGGTTGCTCTCGGTTATGATGCCAACGGAAAACTCGCTGTTATCAAAGGCTACAAGGTGGTGGCCGCAGCAGAGAGCACCGATACATCTATCAAGATTGCCAAAGGCAGTGGTATCGCCGTGGGTGATGTCCTTGCAACCGGCAAGAAAGGCGTTGCCGTAACAGCAGTTGACAAGTCTAATGACGAGTACGATACTGTTACTGTATCTATGGAGGTTGCCCTTGCAAAGGGCGCAATCCTGTATCAGGCAGCCTCCGCTTCTTCCAGCGCAGCCGTTCCTGTTGTTACTCCGAAGTATATTCTCGGAACGAGTGTATCAGCAGGAGAGGGCGACCAGGAGGTCAGGTTAGTTAACGGAGCCAACATCAGAAAGGAGACAGCAATGGTCGCAGATGAGGTGGTGGCTCTTATGAAGTCAATCGAAAAAGTGTAGTAAGCCATGGGAAAAATGAACAAACCGTTGTTCGACCTCGACATTCCAGGAATGCAGGTTGAAGTGAATTCATATAAGCCGGGAGCTGGCCTCGCATGGCCTCTGCTGTTCCCGCTGAAGTACACCCCGAAGTTTGACCTCAAGGGCATTGAGGGAGACGATGGTATTCCTGTATCAGCAGACAGGGTGTCCTTCAACACCAAAGCTCCGCTCAAGACAAGACAAACTGTTGGCTCTTGGAGTGGAACTCTCGCAAAGATTTCTATCTCAAGGGAAAAGGACGAGTTGAAAATCAACGAGTACAATGACCTCAAGAATATCGCTGCCGCCAATACCGAAGACAAGGCAACTGCTCGTTACCTTGTAGATATGGTCTATGACGATGTTAAGTTCGTTAATGACGGTACTGATATGAAGATAGAGATTGACGCTATGCGTATCGGCTCCCACGGAATCCAGACATTCCCTGCAAGCATCGAAGGCGATATGGCCACCGAGGACATCATCAATTTCAATGTTCCTGCAGAGAACTTCTACGGAGTTGGCAACTCCAACCAGAAATGGAGTGAGGCCTCTACAGCAGACGGCATCGCGCTCATCGCGGCAAAAGTCAAGGCTATCGCAAGGGCTGGCAAGGTAAAGCCTCGCTACGCTATTATGGAGCTCCAGGCTTTTGAAAACCTCTGCGCTCAGGAGAAAGTATGGAAGCGCCTGTTTCCTGCTGCCGTTTACAGCGGCACAATCACAGGCGATATGATTACCCTTGAGGCAATCAACTCCTATATGGTAAAGAAAGGATGGCCGCAGATTCTCGTGATTGACACCTATGCCAAGATCGAGCATAAAGACCATACTTTCGAGACTATCAAGCCGTGGGCAGAGAATGTGGTAGTTCTCTCTCCTATTGCTCAGCTCGGCTGGACTTATTTCAAGCCAGTCCCTATGGTACAGAACACAGACGCCATGCAGGTTCAGGGCGCCTATGCGAAGACCACAGTTTATTCAGAGGAAAACCCGATGCTTGAGGTAACTCTTGCAGAGGCATATGTTCAGCCTGCCCTCATTAACCGTAGTTCACTCGTGTTTATCAACACAGAGCACGCTACTTGGAATAACGGCGCAACCTCTTAATAGATTGTAGTATGACTGTATCCGAGGCTCTGATATCGTCTGTCAGCTACCCAGTGGACATCAAGTCAGTGGAGAAGATCTGCATTGAGCGAGAACTTGATGTGGACGCTTCTTTTGACAAGGCTATGGCAAAGAGCAAGGCATTTCGTCTTGCTCAAGCCGATGTCTATATGTTTGTTGCTACAGCCCACAATATCTCCGAAGCAGACATAAGCGTCTCTACATCATCACTTATCAGCAAACTGATAAGCAAGGCTAATGCCATCTACGGAGAGTACGGGGAGCAGACAGATATGGCCGGAGAACCAACCGTAACGCACAGACCGGACTGGGAATGAGATTTAGACCGCACATACTCCGCTACCAAGTCAACGCACAGGGGCATGATGATGAGAACGGCAACTTCGTTTCAGATGTTGCTGCGTCAATGTCTGAGCCTATTCAGTGCAGGTGGATTCCGAACGGAAGCGGCTCTACGCTGTCGCTTCCTGACGAAAACGGAGGTGTGCAGGTCTATTCATACCGGATAGTCCTTGATTTGCAGATGCACGATTTCCACTATGGAGACGTCATCTATTGGGTTGACGTAAACGGACAGATCCTTGAAACGAAGAAAGTCTTGAAGCATCACCGATACCAGTTGTACGAGCAGATATGGGTATAAGACCTGAGTTCAGCGACAAAGACCTCTCTGATATGATAGAGAAGGAGCTGGAAAGGGTACATAGGCTCACATTGCGAGCGCTTACATATCTGGGCGAACAACTACTCATAGAGGCAAGGGATAGACCGCAGGATATAAGCTGGATTGACCATACAGGCAATCTTCGCAGTTCCATAGGTTATGTCATTGTCTATGATGGGAAGATTATAAAGTATGGAGGCTTTACAAGCAGAGGACTCTCAGGAACTGACGGAAGCACCAAATCCATAGGTAAGGATGGTAAGTCTGAAGGAAGACAACTGGCTGAAGAGCTTGCTCGCAGATACAGCAAAGGCTACGCTTTGATTATGGTGGCAGGAATGAACTATGCTTCTTATGTAGAGGCAAAAGAGAATAAATGCGTTCTCGCATCTTCTGAGCTGCTTGCAAGAGAGGCGCTGCCTAAGATAATGGAAAGACTCAAGGAACAGATTTCAAGAGGACGATAATGACCGGAAGAGAGGCCGAAATAATTGCTTACAAGATTGTCAAGACATCAGACTTGGCTTCTGCGGTAAACGGAAAGGTTAGCCGCAGGCCAAGACCGGACAACTCCAGGAAGGAGGACATCATTGTCCGCCTTTTGGCGGAGGGTTCTATAAGTCAGGTGCAGGACTGTTTTGTAAACGTGAATATCTATGTTCCGTACAATTCGGCTATAAACGAAGAGGATGGGGCAAGGGTTGACAGGTTGGCTTCAGTTGCATTCGATTCTCTAAAAGAAATTATCGTATCCTCAGAAAATATCCTCGTGAAACTCGATAAACAGACCATATCAGACCTTTCGGATATCAGTCATACACTTATTACCAACAGATTGTTAATTCGTAAAATATAGTATCAATTATGGCATTAGAAAGCACAAGCAAAGCTACTGCGTGGGGAAGTATCCACGCATATCTTGGAACTATGGGGTCAAGCGATGCCATGGCTTCCACTTTTGAAGACCTGGGCTCTGTCAAGGATGATGACTTCAGCATTGAGACAGAGAAGGGCGATGTCTATGAACTCAAGGACATCAACGGCAAGTTGCTGGATATTCTGAGCAAGGAGCCTACCCTGACGGTGAAATTCGGCCTCATCAAGATGAGCGAAGCTACCAGGGGAAAGTTCTGGACTATGGAAGACAGCGGAGAGGGAAATGCAAGAAAGGTGAAAGTTACCTCTCTTGTGCAGAATTCCTATATGTCCTTCAAGCTTTCCAACGACAATGCGCCTGGCTCAGAGACCTTTGAGGCCGCAAAGTGCAAGGTTTCAATGGACCTGAAGTATGAGAAAGACAAGGGCTACAGCGGAGACGTTGAGGTCAAAATCATATGGCCAGACCGTTCAGGAGCAGAGCTGTTCCAGTTTGGCGTTGTTCCAAGCTAACAGTCAAGTAGTTTTTCATAGTTATCAAAATGTTTTGGCAGGCGGAAAGACGCTCCCTCAAACCGTAGGACGGTTAGACGGTTTATTTTATAGCTATGGACAAGGATAGATTGATTGAAGCAATGGTAAGTGATGCTTTGACTGAAAAACCCATAGAGTTCAGCATATCAGTCGAAGAGGAGGTTTCATCAACAGAGGAGAGGAAAGTCAAAAAGCCTTTCCTTTTCCTGTTTAAGAGAGGCAAGAGAGAGCAAATACCTGTAAAAAAGAAAGAAGTTGTCGAGCGGAAATTCGTGGTCAATCCGCCAACTCTCGGCAAGATGCAGGTTCTGTCCAAATACTACCTTATGCTTGACCTTGATGAGACTGCTCTTGAAGAGAGGCCTCATATAGAGTGTATGAGGGTATGCGAGGAGAAAACGGACATCGTTTGTACACTTATGGCCGTTGCTACTATGGATGGCAAGGACGATCTGCTCAACGATGCCAAAATAAAAGAGAGGACGGATTTCTTTAAGTGGAGTACCAAGCCCCAGGACTTTGCTACAATCATCCTTGCAGTCCTTACGCAAGTGGACTATGTAAATTTTATGAACTCTATTCGATTGACCAAGTTGTTGCGGACAAACAAGCCGAACAACGAAGATTCCGCAAGTCGAGTAGAGTAGTTGGAGGAAACTCCATTTGGGGCGGAATCTTGGACGGACTGGCCCAGAAATACGGGTGGACGGTGGATTACATAATGTGGGGAGTGAGTTTCGCCAATATAAAGATGATGATGGCTGACAGTGTGTCAGTCCACTTTGACCACAATGACGATAACGGCAGAGGTAATACCGAAAGTACCTCAATAGGGGAAAAGATGAATTTCTCCGAGTTTATGAAAACAATGCACGGATTTAAGAGAACAAAAGATGAGTAACCTTCACTATGCACAGACCTTGAATAATGAACAGTTCAAGGCGGCTCTTGCAAATTCGGCCGACAAGGTTAGAGATTTTAACAAGCAAGTTGTGTCCGGTGCTGACCAGATGGGCAGTGCTTTTGACAAGCTTGGCGGCAAGATAGCAGCCGCTTTCTCTATTGCTGCGGTCATAGGATTTGGCAAGAAAGTGTTTGAAACTCGTGCATATTTCCAAGATATAGAAAGTTCAATGAAGGTCTTTTTGGGCTCAGCTCAAAAGGCCGCTGACTTCACTCAGAAACTCAAAGATTATGCCTACTACAATATGTTTGAGTTCAAAGACCTTGCAAAAGCAAGTCAGCAACTCATTGCATACGGCAACAATGTGGACGATGTAATTCCTATAATGGACAAACTCTCCAATATTGCCACGGGCACAAAGTCTTCACTGCAGGATATGGTCGATATGTACAACAAGGCCAAAAACCTCGGCTCTATAGGAACGGTCTATCTGCAGCAATGGGCTTCAAGGGGTCTTGTGGTTACAGATGTGTTGAAGGAGATGGGAGAGGAGGTTAACGGGACGAAAGTCAGTTTTGAACAACTGAACAAGGCTATTGACAAGGTTACTGGGGAAGGAGGAATGTTCCACGGCCTTATGGAGGAAATGATGCCGAACCTTTCAAGTTCCTGGGGTCAGTTGCAGGACAATCTCGCCAATATGTTTGATGAGATTGGACGTGGGATGCAGGAGTCTATGCGTAAGGGCATAGATGCAGCCAGCTGGGCTGTTGACCACTACAAGGAGATAGGAAAGGTTCTTTTGCAGTTGATTTCCCTCTACGGCTCTTATAAGGCAGCCTTGATTACGATAAACGCCCTTCAGAAAGCGAGCGCAGCTTTAGAGACGCTTAAGACAAACATACAGCTAATACGGATGTTCCGCAAGGAATTGGGGTTGGTTAAAGCTGCGCAACAGGCGTTTAATCTGACCGCTTCAATCAATCCTTATGCTTGGATAGGTATTGCAATTGGTGCCATTGCAGCTATTGCTTCATCTATCGCAATCTGGAGTGGTAATAGTGAAAGACTTTCGGAAGCTACTGCGAATGTAAGTACGCAGGTCAACTCTCAGATAAGCGAATTAGATGAACTTAAGCGAAAGGTTGAAAGCGCAACTACAAGCGAGGAGGAGAGGAGGAAGGCCTTGGGTCGCCTAAATGAAATGCATAATTCGTATTTGGGAGACCTGAATAACGAGAAAGTTACTGTTGACAATCTTACACAGTCTTATATTGACTTGAAGAATGCAATTATTGACAGCGCCATCGCTGATGCAAGAAAGTCATATACACAAGACTCATCGGACAAAGAGGCCAAGAAACTGAAGAAGGTGACAGACAGTATCCAGTCGCTCGATATTTCAGATGCTTTGAAAGGAGAGCTGTCAAGCTTCCTGACTGAAGGAATTGCATCAGGGAAAGATCCGATTGATCTGATGAACCAGTTTAGAAACAGATTCAGGGCTTCCGACCGTGAAACTTTCTCAAAGTTAACTGCCAATAGGTCAGATGTTAATTCTTTGCAAACGAATCTTGCTAAATACTGGGCCGCAACCAAGGATACGGCAAAAGATACAGCTGCTTTTGAGGAGTGGGCAAAGGGTTATAGAAAGACCTTTGAAACCAAGAATCCGGAAACTAAGAAGGATGAAAAAAAATTCCAAGATTACATCAAGGAGAAGCAGAAAGAATACAAAGAGGCAAAGGCGGAGTACGAGAGGCTGAAAAAAGACAGGAATGCCACAAAAGTAGCAATCGACACCGCTAAGCAAGCGATGGAAGATGCGGCCAAAGAGCTAAAGGACTACGGATATTCAGAAAAGACCGGCAAGAAAATGACCAGTGCCGAGAAATCAGCATATCGTCAGGAGAAATATAAGGAGGCAGTAAATAGCGAGTTTAAAGAAAGAGCCAGGAAACAACAAGAGGATATAGAGGCTGAGACGCTTGCCGCTATGGAAGAGGGGGCTGACAAGGAAAGGGCTGCTCTTAATAAGAGCAAGGAGCAGGAGCTTTATGATTTGAGTCAGTGGCAGGAGAGGATGTTGAATGCTGAGATAGAGAATCAGAGGACTGCTTACAAGGAAAGGACTGGCAAAGAGGCTCCTGTTGATATGGAACTGGAGATTACCGATACTATGCTTGATATCTCAACGTCTTATTGGATGCAGAGAGACGCTATTGATGAGAAGTATCGTATCAAAGCAGCCAATCAAGATAAAAAAGACGCTGAGCAGGCTGAAAAAGACCGAGTTGAGTATCTTATACAATACGGCAATTACCAGCAGCAGAAAGAGGCTATTGCGGAGAAATATGCCAAGTTGATTGCTGAAGCTGAAAACGAGTGGCAGAGGAAAGCGCTCAAAAAGCGGCAAGCTGCAGAATTGATGGAGCTTGAAAAATCAAGGAACGCAGATCTCGCCTGGGTTATGTCCGATACCACGACCAAGACCAAGAAAGGCCTGGAGGATATGCTTAAAATAGCCAACAAGTTGCTTGAGGATTATAGGAAGAAATGGAAAGAGGCCGGAGAAACAGAGGCAGATCATGTTGAGGATGTCAAATTACTTCAGGAACAGATAGACAAGATACAAGAGTCTTTGCTTGAGATAAGCGAAACTGATTGGGGTGGCAGTGTTGAGAGTATGGTATCCTCGCTTTTCAAGCTTAATCAGCTCCGTCAGCAACTCACACAGTATCGACAGGAGGAAGCCAAGTGGAAAGGTGTTGATGCGGAGAAGGAAGCACAAGCAAAACTCAATGTAAAAGAGACATCTGAACAGATAGCAAAGATAAAGGGAAATCTCAAGACTTCAGTTATAGGTGCTGCGGTGGTTGCTCTAGCAAACGGCTTTGCTCAAGCAGCAGAATATGCCAAACAGATAGCGGAAGTCACAGGGGATACGAAACTTGCTGATTGGGCAGACCAGGCCGGTGCTTTGGCGCAGAACTTTCAGGCCGCCGGGCAAGGGCTCGCATCAGGCGGTTGGATTGGAGCTATTGCCGGTGGTGTTTCTGACATCCTTTCTCAAACCCAGCAGGCCATCTTTGAATATAAGTTGTGGACAAAGCAGTTTGAGCAGTCCATCAAAAACTTCCGTGATGCTATAGAACTTGCAGAAATAGTCTTTGATGCGGACAAGTTCGAGGATATGTTCGGCACTCGCTCCCTTGAAAGTGCAGTAGAAGCCTACAACAAGTCCAACGAACTCCTTGCCCAATATAATGCTACGGTAAACGAAGCATTTGAACTTGGCGACAGGACAAAGATGCGCAAGAGCCTTGGGAATACGATATTCCAGGGCGACAATTTTTTGACCACTCTGACTGGATTCAGTACGGACGGTTTTGATTTTGGCCTCGGTGCCTTCAAGTCTTGGTTTGGTTTGCAGAAGAAAACCACTCAGAAATGGTATTCTGAACTGGATGCGTACCAAAGGGGATTGAACAAACTGCAGGCTATACAGGTTCAGGTTAAGAAAGCCAACGGCTGGGCAAAGTTATGGGGGCATCAGTCAAAGTACAAGTCTTTGTTTGATGTGGCTCCGGAGATATGGGGTAACGATATCAACGGAGAGTTCGATGTGGAAAAGGCTAAGAAGTTCCTTGAGACGAGCAAACAACTTACTGACGAACAGAGGGCTCAGATAGAGAACGCTATTAAACTTAAGGAAGAGTACGACAAGGCTCAGGAGGCTTTGGAAAATGTCGTGTCAGATACGGTGGGTTCATTTGCTGATTATATGAGCGATGCGGTGTGGGAAAGTCTTGTGAAAGAAGGCACGAGTGCTTGGGATATATTCAAGGAAAAGGGAAGTGAGTCTCTTGCAGATCTTGGAAAGCAAATGCTCAAAGAGTTTGCAATCAGTACCTATTTGGAGCAGTTCAAGGAAAAGCTGAAAACTGCTTACGGAAGTGGAGACACCAATGCTATAGCCAAAATCTATACTGAGATTTTTGATGGTATTCCGATGGTTCTTGAGAATATGACTATCGCAGGCCAGCATTGGATAGATCTGCTCAAAGAGAATGGTTATGATATCACTCAGGAGGGAGCTACAAGCGGAAGTACCGGCAATGGTTATAAGACGGAAATGAGTCATGAGGATGCAAGTGAAATCAATGGCAGACTTACCGATATTCAGATGCAGATGCGTCTTGGCGTGGCTTCCATTTCCTCTATCAAGAATGATACTGACATCATAAGAGTTCAGACGATACTGGCTGTTGACCACCTGTACCGCATAGAAAAGAACACGGCTATGCTTTCCAGCATTGACGGAAGGTTACAGAAGATAGAAAAGAACACGGCAAACTTGTAAGGATATGGCAGATATAACTAAGATAGAAATAGGCAATACAGACATTGAAACGACCTACGGAGTGATACCGCAGGGAGATTTTCTTGATCAGCTGGAAAAAGCAGCTCCTGCAAAGGATGTTATTTCCAACAAAAACGCCCAAATAAGCGGTAAAGATGTCGCAAATACATCATTACTCCTTGATGAGAAGAAACTGACTCTTATGTTTGCTTTAAGGGCAAATTCAAGAGCAACTTACGCATCAAGATATACAGGCTTCCTTGCTGCTGTTATGACCTACTCTGTTTTTGCTATGTCCGTAACCACCTCGGACGGGAAGAAGACTACCTATCATTTCACCTATGAGGATATGAGCAGCCACAAAGGATTCAACGGAAAGTGGGCCGAGTTCACAATGAAGTTTAATGAGCCAAATCCTGCAAACAGGCAGATAGTATCAGTATGAGCGCAATAAACCAAATATCCATATATAAGCCTGACGGCACACTAGCAATAACGACCACCATAGCTGACTCCAGCCAAAGGGTAAGGAAGATTATGGCGGAGAACTACATTCAGATAGACTTTGTTTCTCCGACATATGTCAGCATTCCAGTAGGCTCGACAATCGGCTACGAGGGATTTCGTTTTGTCAAGACCAGGAGGCAGTTGCCGACATACAACGGTGCTTGGCAATACTCTGAGCAGTTTGACGATGCTGACGGTTTCTTGCGTACAAGAAGAACCAAATACTACGGACAGGATTTTCAGGAATTAAGTTTTGCGCTCACGGCAACTCTTGCTGATTTTGCAGCTCTCATAGTGAGGGATGTTAACAAAGAGCGGGAGGATGCAAGCTTTAGACAGCAATGGACGGTAGGTACTATAGATGCTGCTCTCGCAAACAGCCTCAAGACCATTTCATTTAGCGGAGATACGCTTTTTGATGCCTGTACAGCCATTGCACAAGAGTTTGAGACAGAGTGGTATATCACGAAATACTACGTTCCAACAGGTTCAGGATATGAGGTTATTCAGCTAAACTTCTGTAAAAAAGAGGACGGTACCGAAATAAACTTTGAGATAGGAAGTGGGAAAATCCTCAATGCTATGAACCCACAGAGGGGCGATGACAGCGAATACGGAACTCGTTTCTTCGTGTTTGGAGGTACACGCAATCTGACAGAAGACTATAAGGGAGTTCCTGCAGGAAGCTCTGTGCCAAATCTTTACGAGAATAGACTGCATCTGCCGGACAACCAAGCGTACATAGATGCACGAAATGGCCAGATTGTGGATGACCTTGAAGATAGCGAAGTTCTGGAGCAGTATGTAACCTTTGATGATGTCTTTCCTAAGAACAGGGACACTATAACAAGAGTCGACTCACAGATAGTAACTGACAGCGATAATAACGAGTATCGCCAATATACTATTCAGGCTGATGATTGTCCCTTTGCAGGAAAGGGAGACATCATAGATACGCTCGGAATCAAGTTCGAGACTGGGGAATTGGCCGGGCAGGAGTTTGAAGCCCGATTAGAAACGGAAGATCTGCCTTGGAATAAGCGGCTGATAATTGTAGCCAAAGACCTTGGAACGGACGGACAGCACCTCTTTGTGCCAAACGAGCAGATAAAGCCAACAGTTGGCAATGTGTTTGTGCTCACAGGAGTTAAACTGCCTTCAAGCAAGACCTCTGATGCAGAGGATGAACTACTTGAAACAGGCGAAGAATATGCAAAAAAACACTCAGCTGATACAGACGTTTATGAGTGTATTTCAAATCAGGTCTATTGCTATGACAACCCAGCCACTCAAGGTTATGATATAGGTACGAGAGTAAAACTTGTAAACACAAGCATTTTTGGCTCAGGTGGCAGAAGTAGTAGAATACAGGGAGTCACGTTCTCCCTTACCAAGCCTTATGAGATAACTTGGGAGGTGGGAGATAATACGAAGTATAGTCGCTTCGGAGAAGTGAGTACCTCCATAGAAGAAGTGAAGTACAGCCAGAGGCTTGGAATCATAGATAACTCGCTTTTGAAACTCATAAAAAGTACTGACTACCAGAGTCCGAGCGATGAGAATATATATACTGCACTTGCGGCGTACAATCACATCTACAAGAGGCACGACCACAAAGGAAGGCTGATAAGACCTGATGTTTTCTGTATTCCTTTGGCAAGTCCGCTTGCAAAAGGATTTTCTCTTGACGATGGAGAAGCGGCCTTCTGGCTGGATGAGAACGGCAACAGCGCATCTGTTCCGAGCGGTGGCAGCGTGGCCAACGTCTATCCGTTGACCATCACGAAGAACAACGTCTCTTGGCTCGTGTACAATCCGGGCACTCAGGCGGAGACTGTGAACTTCGATATCCCTACGAAGGTCTCCCAGCTTCAGAACGACTCTGGCTATCTGACGCAGCATCAGAGCTTGAGCAACTACTACACGAAGACCGAGGCAGACGGCAAGTTCCTGACCTCCCATCAGAGCCTTGCGGACTATGCCACGAAGCAGTGGGTAGAGGATAAGGGTTATCTTACCTCTCACCAGAGCCTATCCGGCTACGCTACGGAGAGTTGGGTACAGCAGCAGGGCTACCTTACCTCTCATCAGAGCCTGTCCGGCTACGCCACGGAGAGCTGGGTTAATACTCAGATTGACTCTCTGAACCTCGACTCGATACTGTCCGGCATCGCCTCGAATTCGGCCCGTATTTCCACACTTGAAGACCGTGTGAAGATAGATATGCCTTACAGGCTTTCCGACCTCCAGAACGACCTCTCTCTCGATGACCTTCCCGACGGAAGCACGAGGAAACTGGCTAACTATGTTCCTATTACCAGGAAGGTGAACGGCAAGGCGTTGGACACCGATATCACACTTTCTCTCGATGATGTGGCCGATGGGAATACCAGGAAGCTTGCGAACTATGTTCAGAAGTCCGGCGATACTATGACCGGAACTCTAACAGGGCCTCTCTTTGTGGGAGCGGTTGACGCATACAGCAAGTACTTCTCAGTTCCTCAGGCCGCTCCGGAGGATCCGGAAACGGGCAAGATATATTTCTGGCTAGATGAGAACGGCAACAGCGCATCCGCTCCGAGCGGTGGCAGCGTGGCCAACGTCTATCCGTTGACCATCACGAAGAACAACGTCTCTTGGCTCGTGTACAATCCGGGCACTCAGGCGGAGACTGTGAACTTCGATATCCCTACGAAGGTCTCC